AATACCATTTGCCATGTAGGATTTGGTTATCCCATGTTATAAACATCCCTTTGTAGGTGTATTGTTTTGACATTCTTCCGTTACTGTTTACATAGGTAAACTCTTCTTTGATACCTTTTTTCTTTTGCTCTAGGGTTAGTTTCAGCATTGGTTTGGTTTTTACTCTTGCGAGGGTTTTGGATAGATTTTTGTTTCTAAGACTTCTAATGTTCTAAGTGGTAGACCTTGACTAAGCTTCTCAAAAATGGCATAAGCTACCTCTTTTTTAGTGCTGATAGTTCCACTGATAAATACACCATCTTGCTTGGTAAAGTAGATTGTGTCGTTAAGTAATTGGTCTGTTTCGGCTACAAATTCGAATTTCATGTGTTGTTTGTTTTATTTGTTAAGTTTTTGGAGTCTTGTAAAGTAGGTTTTTGGATCACCAATCTTGGCTTGGCTCATGTTCCTTTCGTATTCTACAGGATGAATGCAGGTTTTTGTCTGATGGTTGTAATAGGCTTGTTCGCCTTTGTCGATGATCGTGCCAGTAATACCGCACTTCATCTTTGAGTTGAGTGTGATTAATTCGTGCATGGGTTTTTTGTTTTGTTTGTGTTGAGTGTAAAATTAGGAAGTTTTTGGATATATTTAAAGTTTTTAGCAGGTTTTTTGTTAAGGAAATCATAAAAGATTTTTGCTGGATTTTTGCGTACAAGATTTTTGTGGGTTTTTTGGGGAGTTTTTGCATAGGGTTTTTGGCAGGTTTTTGCCTGCAACTGAAATTTAGTTGCAAAATTCTATAAATTAGTTGATTAGTCAACTAATGAGCGTTAGTTTTTGATTAATGCTTTTGCATATGTTGGCCCAGGCCTAGAATAGTATTTTAAGGCTATTTTAAGGCCCTAGGCTGGCTTCTTTTTTTACTTTGGATAAGTTATACATAAAAATAAATTTAGGCCCTTTATGGGCTTTTAATTAATTACCTAGCTAGGTGATCCTGCCAGGCTTTGGCGCTGCGGCTTTGTTGATCCTGGCCCTGGCTTGCTTTCTTTACTATCTGGCCCAGTTCCTGGCTGTATAGATGTTTAAGAAACTCAACCCAATACCTTTGCGCTGGATCGTTAATACTTTCTAAGCGCTTAATTTTGTTTTTTAGTGCGTAGATATTCATAAAATTAAAATTGAATAGATCCTGGCCCAGCTTCGAACTGGCTAGCCCTTAAATTGCCCAGGATATAAAAAAGCCCTAGGCAATTAAGCCCAGGGCAAAAAAAATATATTTTTTAGCTGTATGAATATTTAACGCCTCTAGCTTTTAGGTCCTTTATTGCAGCGCTGGCCTTTGATCCTTTCGGCTGCTGGCCATGTATTAATAGTGCAAAGCTTTGTTCTGTTTTATATGCTGCTTCGTCTGTGTGATCTATTGCAAGCCCTAGCGCCTGCGCTTCCTCTGGGCTGTATACTACTTTAGCGAATTTAAGGCCATGTTCTAATATCTGGGCATCTAATTTGCCGCCTTCGCTTGCGTTAAGTTTAAAATTATCTGGCACTGTTAAAATATTGTTTACCCAGTAGTTAAGGCTTTTAGTATATGCATAAAAAAGTACCTCTGGCCTTTGCTTTGCTACATGTACCCAGGCCCTAAAATATTGCTCATTAAAAAAGTCACCAGAAACATGAATTCGAATAATATTCGCTTTTTTAGGTATGCTGCCCAGGATCAAGGCGGCCATATTATCTAAGCTTTTAGCTTGTCTTAATAGATCGTAATTATACCAGCGCGCTTTTCTTACATTGGGATAAACAGCTTCAGCCGAAGCAGCGAAGCAGCGAAATTTAGTTTCTGGGCCATCTGTTAGCTTCCCTGTTAGTTGATCTGCTTTGCTTAAACAATCAGAAGCGAAAGGGCAGCTATGGCCTGCAGGTAAAGAAAATGTAAAAATGTTTTTACCTAGTTTAGCGTTACCGCTTTGAAATTTTAATAAGTTCATAATTGTGTTTTTTAGTTAGTTTTTAATTAGATCCTTTAGCTCAGCTTTTAATATTTTAGCCTCTGGCCCTCTAAAGCTTGAAGCATTACTTAAAAAATATAGAATAATACTTTTAGCGCTTTCATGGCCAAAATTTTCGTCCTGGCTGTTAATAGTTAGCATGGCTGCTAAATATGGCCTAGCAGCAAAATTTGGCTTATCCCAGCTATTAAGTATATCTTGAGCAATTTTATAAACTGGGCGCTTAGTAGTACTATTTTGCTTTTTACTATCTGAGTATCTTATTTCGTCCTGTTTTAAATTAATTAAAAAGTCTTTTTGTGTTGTCATGATATTGTTTTTTTGTAGTTTATAGTTTATTTTAGTCGCATGCTAGTGCCCAGGCTTCTAGATCCTGCGCGCTTTCGTAGCTTAGTCCTATTGTGTCAATAATTAGAACGGCTAAATTATTATTTATCTTATCGTCCGAAATATTGTTTCCTCTTATTAAATTGATAACCTCTTTAGGATCTAAGCCTAAAAGCCTAGAACATACTTTCGCGTCCTGGCCCAGATAAAAGCGCCTTCCATATGCTTGAAGCTGCCAGGTCCTGCCGAAGCCATAAGGCCCAGCGCTGAGAATTATTTCAGCTTTTGCCCTTTCTTTTAGATCACTTTCTAAGCCCTTTCTTTTTGTTGTTGTTGTTGCTTGCATGTTTATGTTTTTTAGTTGTTGGTAATTTCTTGCCAGATAGTTTTAATTAATGTTATTAATAGAGTCCCTATAATTAGATAGACGATAAAAGATAATAAGCTCATTTTATTTTATTTTAGTTAGTAAATAATCTGTTAAAAGCCTGGCCACATTGCCCAGGATTAAGATGAATAAAGATAATTGCCAGATCAAAAGAAAGTTGCTTAAGTATTGCATGTAGTTTAATTTTTAATAGTTGTAAAATAAATACCTCTAGCAGCTAGCATTCTTTCGAGCTGCTCAACTGATAAAAAAGAATTGTTTTTTAAATTCTTAGGGGTAACTTTTACGCCTTGACAAATTAGCCAGGCTGTAACTAACTGTAGTTTTTTTGTGTCTAGTTGTTGCATGTTTTTTTTGTTTATTGTTATTAATAGGATCTAAAGATATATAAACAATTTGAAACAATTGTAAAAAAGTATAAATATTTTCTTATTTATTTTTATAGCTTATCCAATGTTCGAACATTAAATTAATAAGTATACTAGTATTAAGTATGTAATAACTAATTTAATATTAAATAAATAATACTATATTAATGTAGTAAGTAATTAAGTATCTAATTAACTTATAATTAAATTAGTGGTTTATATATTAATACAATAATGATAGGTAGTTTTACTTTTGCCCTCTCAGTCAGTCAACAATCATTAAATATTATCCCTAACTTCGCCTAACCAACCACATTAATTAACCAATGAAATCTAACACTATTTTAAGCCATTTTAAGCCCGTCAAAAAATTACATGACAAAGTACTAGGGTAAACATAAGATTAACGATTTTTGGGGTATATAAAGCCCATTGGTGACCCCATACCCCTTTTATTCGTGTGATCTAAAATATGCACCCCTTGTGCCCCCCAATATTCTGATATAAAACAATGATTTTAACATTTTTAAACATTTGACACACCAAAAGGTATAATATGAACGCACAATTCAAGGAAATAGCTAAAGAGGCTTTTATCATAGCTTATAAGGAGAACTTCGGCAATATCACCATATCATGCGAGGCTTCTGGAGTCGGTAGGACGCAGTATAAGACTTGGTTGAAGGATGATCCTGACTTTGCCAAGAGATTAGCTGAAATCGAGCCTGAGGAGATAATGCTTGACTTTGGGGAACAAAAGCTGATGGAGAGGATTGCTAGGGGTGATACCTTAGCGACTATGTTCTTGCTGAAGACTAGAGGCAAGAGAAGAGGATATATCGAAAAGACTGAGGTTGCTCATGAAGGAGATGTGGTTAAGCAAATTACAGTCAACGTAGTTAAACCGAATCAAATTGGAGATATTATGAAACAAATAGACGGAGATGAGCACAAAGCGTTACCTCAAGGTGAGATAATCAACTTTGATACGCAAACAGAGCCAGGAATGGTCGTACCTGCTTACAAGGCAGGAGAAAGCGATGAAATCCCTCTTTATAACCATGATAAGGGTGAATTATTGGATATTAATGAAGACGGTGAATATGAAGAGTAGCTACAATGCCTTTATTTCGCATTTTAAGGCGATTCTAGGGCTTTTAACCCTATGTGTAGTACTATGTATCCATTTAATAATTGAAAGGCTTAAATGAGGCTTAAAATAGCAAATAGGATAGACACCCCTACCTTCCTATAAAACCAAAAGTTTTCTAATGGGAAACACACAACCAATTTTTTAATTTTTTTTCCTATGTCTTATGAATGTAACCACAAACATCGTCTTCGAAATCCTGCAAAACAGCCAAAAAAAAATATCAGTTATGCAAGGCGGAACAAGGTCTGGCAAAACTTACAATGTATTGACCTGGTTTATCGTGAAATTATTACAAGAGAAGGGAAAAACCCTAACCATTTGCAGATCCTCGTTGCCATCCATAAAAGGCTCAGTGATGAGAGACTTTATCGAAATACTCTCGAAATATGGATTATACTCAGAAGAAAAGCACAACAAATCAGAAAATCTTTACTTCTTAGGAGGCAATGTCGTAGAGTTCGTCTCTACCGATCAGCCACAAAAAATAAGAGGTCGTAAAAGAAACTACTTGTTTATAAACGAGGCTAACGAGGTAAACTACGAATCTTGGATGCAGTTAGCATTAAGAACCACAGAAAAGATTGTAATTGACTATAACCCTTCGGATTACTACTCTTGGATTTATGACAAGGTTGTTCCTAGAGAAGATGCTGACTTTACCATCACTACCTACAAAGACAATCCATTTCTTGAAAAATCAATCGTAGATGAGATTGAAAGGCTTAAAACAGCCGACCATGAATATTGGAGAGTTTATGGCTTAGGAGAGAGAGCAATATCCCAAGCGACCATTTATACGCATTGGAAGCGTAGAAGAAACTTCCCTGATGGCGGAGATGTGTTTTATGGACTTGACTTTGGATTTAACAACCAAACAGCCCTTGTTAGGGTTAAGAACTTTGATGGCGAGTTGTTTGTCGACCAATTAATCTACGATACCAAAATGTCTACCGCTTTACTAATCGACAGGATGCGTTCTTTAGGGCTTGATAGAAACTCGGAGATATATGCCGACCCTGCTGAACCGAAAACCATCTCGGAGGTGAATAAGGCAGGATTTAACTTGAAGAGTGCTGTGAAAGATGTTTATGCAGGAATCAACAAGGTAAAATCATTTCCTTTGCATATTAGGTCAGAGTCCTTAGATTTGCTTGATGAGATTAAAAACTACAAGTGGAAGACCGATACAGATGGCAATACACTTG